CTTGTTCCTCTTTTGTCAAATCAATAATACCATGTTCTACACGATATTCTAATTCTTTAAGGATTTCTTGAAAATTTATTGACATTTATTATTTTATTAAAATGCGTTATGTAATTGTTTTGCAACTTTATCACCATATTGATTTTTAGCCTGCATTAATAAGTTGTTCATAATTGCAGTTCTATACTTAATCAATGATTGCGGCATATGGCCTTTTAATTCGTGATATCTTTGAATCTTTTGCATTTGTTCAATATATGTTTTATCACCTGTCATTTTTGCTAATGCCATTACTGCACCATTGTGGTCATTTCTATCTGTTAAATCTGCTATATTTTTAATGATAGGTTCTATTTTATTAGAATTTGATTTTGCGGGCCCTATTTTACCTGCTCGAGCGAGTGATATCATACGGGTAGTATTGTCATAATTGTCTTTATCTCTTTTCGCCAAAGAAGTGCTTATTTTTTTAGACCTTTCTAAATCTGCACTAGATGGTTTTTTATCACCACCGAATACAGATGCTCCTTTAACTTTAGAAGCTTGACCTGCTGTTGTAGTTTTACCTGCAATGTTTACTTTTGTATTAGGTCTTAATTTATGTACTTTGTTGTATTTATCAAATGCTTTCTGCGATGAGAAGTCAATTTCCTTTAATGGTATTAAATTTACTAATTTCATAGTGGACACAATTATATGATATAAATATAGATTTTTAATCTATTACAACCAAATCGTTGTAATTCTTACCTTCATAAGCACGAACAGGTAAATTGCCTTTCTCTAATATTTCTTTTATCTTAAATAAAACATCGTTACGTTCTACATTATGTGTATCGATTAAAAAGGCATCGTATGTATAGAGAACCATTTTCGACCTTTTCCCATCCAAAAACTTCAGTATTTCTCTCATCTTACCATAATTTACTTCAGTTTCTAAAGCTTGTAAAAGATAGTTGAATACTTTTTGTTCAGTTGGTGATTCGATTCGTTGGAAAGGAATTTCTCTTTTATAGATTGGTGTCGTTAGTTTTCCCGAAATTACAAAAGTTTTATATAGAGATTGAATATACTCATCCACCTTTTTGAAGAATGGTATTTCTCTTGCTACTTCATCTAATCCACCATATAGATAACGGAATGTTAAACCTTTTGCCTCCGTATAATCATCGGTTCCGTACCAATTTGCAAGATGTTGGTGAGCAGTTTCTCCTTTAGGGAATTGATACCCAACCATTTTACCAATCAAACGAATATGATATGATTCATAATCAAATTGAATTAGAGAACCATTTTGGAATCTACTCACTATGTTCTCTCTACTACCATCACTCTTATTCATCGCACCCCAATTCACCCCTAAATGCCTATTAGATGGTCTACCCGTTGTTGTGTATGGATTGTATTGTGTGAACACAAACCCCTTTCGGATATAGTTGCTTGAGAACGCAAAACTATCAATAAAATTTTTCTCTACGACTCTTACCCCGGCCCCCTCCAGCCTCCCCAATAAGTTTATTGATAAAGAATAATTTCTTAACCACTTTTTATCAGATTGGACCATTGGTAATTTCTGAAGTATTTCATACCATTTCATTAGAGGTATACAATCATTAAGTTCTTTAAACTCAAATCTATACTGTCTATAAACCTCATTAACGAACTCATTGAATACAAATGGTTTTCCATTCTCTTCAAAATATGCTAACTCATAATCAATCCCTATACTACTTAAATAACGATTTCCCAAAACTAAGGTATTTTCGTTTACCAATCTATCCAATTTTATCATTTGGCATTTTGCAGCATCTATGTGATTAAAATTAATAATTAAATCACCTTCATCGGTTCTTAAATATACAAACGAAATACTACAATCAAATTGATGTGCTTTGGGTGAAGACCATACGGGTATCATCAGACTCACTTTTGGGTGTGACTGACAAAAAGAAAGAAGGGTATGATTATTTTCTATTAATTTCATACCCTTCAATTTACGATTTTTTTATGATTTTACCAAATTTATTCACCCCAATGTTTATTTCTTAATTCATAAATATCAATTGGTTCTCTTTTCATTTGGTTACCTGGTCTAAAATATGCACCTTTTTTCAAATAGCCACCTAAGAAGTTTCTTCTCATTCTTGTGGTATCTTTATTTGGGTCAGAACCATGTACAACATGGGAATGCAATAATGCAACTTGTCCTTTTTTCAAATAACCTTCTACCTTACGGAAGTCGTGTCCTTCAGGCATTACACAACTAATTCCTCTCTCACTTCTCCAGTTTGATGTATTTGTTGCTTTTCTTTCTTCATTATCTTCCATAGGTAAAACCGGCAATCTATGTGAACCTTCGTAGTTCCATACTGCTCCGTTTTCAGGGTCGTGATTATCTAATGCTAATGCCGTATTAATAATTTCATTATGTCCACATCCTGTGTAGAATGCGTTTTGATGTTGGTCTCTACCTAATTCACCTTTTGGTTTAAAATATGCCCATGTTTGCATTCCAACTATATCACCTTCCATTAGGAATTCCATGGCTTCAATCATTTTAGGATGCGCAAATAGTTTTTCTAACTTATCCGATAATTTGTGTGGATACATAAATGGTTCATACTCCTGCCATTTTTCAGGTTCAGCTGCATTTCTTTCTAAACGCAATCTGTCTAATTCTTCGTTGATTTCATCAACTTCTGCTTCTGTGAGCAATTCTAATACCGTCCAACCTCTATATCTCCAATCAAATGACATTTGTTGGATTTCTTCGTTGGTAAGATGTTTAAATTTTGACATAACTAAATAACTTTGTTTATAATTAAATATACGATTTTATTTTTATTATACCAAATTTATTTATGAAATTGTAAAAGGTTTGGTAAATATAATCCTATGTTTTTTAATTTTTGAGATGTTCTAGATATGATGGATTTATTTGCATCAATAACACCTTTATCATCAATACCACCATTTAAATTATAGATTGTATTTTTTGGGCCGGTTATTCTCCATTTTAATTCAGCAGTTTTCCAATGTAAATTATCTATATATGCATCATATTCTTTTTCATCAATTTCAAATATGTGTGCATTTTCATCATTTACTTTTTGAACAAAATATCTGTTGATAAACCCAATAACATAATCATCCTCAGTTGGAGTAGGAACTATTGTTTTTGGATATTTAATATCAAACAAATTTAAATTATTTACAACATCTTTATACATAAAAATTATTTATTGTATTTGTACGTCCAATCGGCCTCTATTGTAGTTATCCACCCATTTTGATTATCCATAGTATGTTGAATATTGTTTATTCTAAACTCACCTATTTTATTTCTCATTTCAGGAACACCATCTATTTGAAATGTTTCACCAATATTAAATCCTGATATTCCATCCAATTTAAAACTTATACTAATATTTGTTAATACTTGTGTATCGTTATTAAAATGATTTTTATCGTTTAATAATTTTGTATATAAAAAATTAGTATTTGTAACTGCAAGAGTTTGTATACTATTTTTATCATTTGGATTTAATTTATAATTAATTAAATTATCTTTTTCAGAAAATGTATAATCTGGAGATCCTGTATATGGATTTGAACCATCTGATGAATCGTATATTGAAAATCCTCCCGATGGTGGTAATAATTTATCATATTGAATTTGATTAATGCTATAATACCCATCAATTGTTGCATGGTTTGCATATGAACTCAATCCATAAATTCTATCTCTATATTCAACTGCAGTTGATTGGTTGGTTGAATTGGAAAATCTATTCTCCGCAACAAATGCATTTGCATTTTGTATTGCTATTGCCGCTGCATTTGCATCCATATTAAAAGTAAAATCAAAATCTCTAACTATGGAATTTATACTCAATGGATTAAATCTAAAATCGGTTCTTGCAGGGTCTTTTTCCGTTGGATTTTTTTTAATTTCGGAAAATAATTTAAAATCAATAACAGTTGCTAACCCGTTTTCATATAAATTCCCATATCCCAATTTGAATATACCAAATCCTCTATCATTTATTAATTCTAATATTTGAGTTAAAAAATCTATTCTATTATATGATTGATACCAAGCTGTGATAACTCTGTTATAATCTACAAAAATATTTAAAGCATTTCCAATTACAAATGGGTCTTTTAAATTTATTATTTCATTTCCTGTTGGGTGTTGAAACTCCACATCTTCACCAACTACAATAGATTTATCATTAATAGATGCATCAATAGTTTTAGTTGTATTTACATTCAGTATTCCCTTATCATCAACGAAATATTTTGGAAATATTTTATTTGGAAATAATACGGCATCATCCTGTGCGGTGATAAATTTGTGAATTTTTATTGGTATTATTTCATCATATTTTGAACCACCTATTTTAAAAACTCTATTTAGTCCCGAATTTGGTAATTTTAATTTGAAATCGGGATTTGTACCACCTTTTGTTAAAAAATTATTTAATATAACTTCCAATATAAATTTCAATGAAATATATGGTGTTGATGAAACGGAATTATCTTCGGTTGAATTTGTTACTTTATTAAAATTAAAAAATTCTTTTTCATATTTTTTTTCATCTAATTTTTCCAAAGCCTGTACATCCATTCCAGGCATATCATTTGCAATATTATAAATTATTTCCTTAAAAAATGATAATTTTCCTTTTTTAGATGTATTTAATAAACCATATCCCGTATTAATCGTTAATGGCATTTGATAATTTATTTCATTACCCTGTATATATGTTGCCATTACCGAAAATGTTCCATCGGTGTTTATTTTGTAATTATAATCAAATAATATTCCTGCAAATCTATCATAACTTCCTTTTGATTTTCTACAATCTTCTAAATATTCTGCAAATTCTGTTCCGGTTGGTATTTGATATTTTAAAAAATCTTTTGTGAATTTAGCATAATCAGATTTAGTTGCTAAAACATTATTATTAATTAATTCTTGTGCATTTGAATTATCTCCAAATTCAATAAGTACATGCATACCCATTTGTAAAAAAAATTGTTCTATAAGTTCTAATTGATGTAAAGAAAAACATCTAATATTTACAATAGCCATTTTTCTGGTCATTGCCGTACCATCTGCTTTTATATCTAAACTTTCGATTATAACAGGAGATATTTTTCTACCTGATTCCGTTTCGCATTTAATTGGTTTTCCTGAGAAATCGTATCCCACTACCGTTTGTCCAACATTATAATTTATCTTAGGGTCTATATGATTTGTTATAATACACCCTTTGTATTCAGGAACAGAATTTGGATTTGACAAAATTTCTCCGATTTGTTTTTTTACATCAGTAATATCTGCTCCCGGATTTCTTTTTACTAATTTTGCTGCGGAAGACATGATAATAAAAGGCATTTTAGTATTACTTTTATTAATATCTTTTTGCCTTTCTTTTAAAACATCTACTATCCAAGATTTTAAAGGAAATCTATAATTCATATAACTTATCTATTTATTTTTTCCAAATCAGAAATTATCTTTGCTATATCATTTGGTATTCTTATTTGTGTTCCTGATTGTATGTGTAACGATGCCTCATTCAAATTATTTGCTGTTGATATTATCCACCATAAATTTTTATCACCATAATATTTGTTTGCCAATAAATCTAATCTATCAGATTCAGTAGTTATGATATAAATATCATTATCCGTTGGTTTTATTTTTGGATAAATAATACTACCTAAATATTTTTTCTTAGTTTCATTTGTAACTAATCGTTTACTATATGTGTATCTACTTGCCATTGTAATTTATTAATTAAGATTTTGGTAAAGCTCTCGCTTTTGTCCATTTTTCTATATCAGTTTGTTTTTGAATATCATCGGAAGTTGGTTCATTCATATTATCAAACCTATATGTAATGGTTTTACCATCTTTTGCAATATCGGATGCTTCTATTATCTTCATATCTAAACTTACATTAACAACCGTTGGATAAATTATACTTTTATCATCTATAAATTCAGCATTAGTGCTTGCCCATGAAATTCTTTGAGGTATACCAATTGATACACCTGCTATAATAACTTTTAAATTTTTATAATAATCACCCAAACTAAATTCAAATATATTTGGTGAAAACACCAATGGGGTATATTTATCATTTCCCAATTTAACATTTGCTAAATTTTTATTTGGAAAAGCAAATCCTCTTAACATATTTAATTTTGTTTGTAATACACTTTGTTGTGGTACAGTTAACCAATATACATCAAAAGATATTTTTAAATCTCTACTTACACCTAAATATCTATAATTTTTAAATGGTGACCCCACATATTTAAAATCGGTCCAATCGGATGTTATTGTTTCGGCAATATCACCTGAAAATGCAGCTGGTAGAACTAAATGTATACCATCTTCCATTTTAAATGTTATATATGTAACTCCTGTTTTGGTATGTTCACTAATTAATTTATTATAATCTTCGTTATTAAAAATTTCTTTACTTAAAACATCATCTCTCATTTTATCAAAAGAAGTAATTTTCATATCACTTCTTTTAACCATTTTATCTAAAACGTATGAATATTCATTTTCTATAACATATTCTACCTGTTTCATATATTCGGATGAAATATATTTGTTATCATGATTAAATACTGGAATTTCTGGTGGCTTTTTACCTTTTTTTCTATTGCCAGTTAATAGTTTATTAATACCTTTTCTTACTAAATTGGTTCCTAATTGTTGGACCTTTCCTATTGCATTATTAGCTAAATCTTTTGCATTTGGAGGACCTTTTAATAACCCCGTAAGGAAGTTATCTTTCATTGGTGCTTGCGAAATAAAATAATCAGTATCTTCCTCTACTGCATATTTTAATGCGGTGTGGTCACCATTTACGGGCTGAGTTCCTTTTGAAACAGGTGCCGATGTTTTGCTTTCAAAAATTGTATCGGAAGGTCTGTTTGCTGAACCACCCAATAGATTTCCTAAATTTAATCCTAATCCTGTTGATTTATTTGGGTCATTATATCTTGCACCTCTTACTGCTGCCGTTCTTGCAATATCAATAGTTCCTGCACTTTCAATTCTAAGTAAATCGCTACCGTATGCTCTTGGTAAATTTCTTACTAATTGTAATAAGGGTCTATTCTTATTTAATTCAGAATTAACAATATTTTCCTGTTTTGAAGGTTTTTCTACAAAAGGAACATTAAAATCTTTATCTAAAAATAAATCTTTAAGAGATTTTGCCATTTAATACATTATTTAGTATAAATATTTGATTTAATTATTTATACCAACCTAAACTTTGTCTTAAAGTTGTTTGTTTAACTTGTCCTTTTGTATTTTGTTGGTGTTTTATAATAGAATTGGATATATCCTTACCATCCATTACCATTTGAACAACCGCAGGTGTTGCTTGGTATCCCGCTATATCCGCTACCAATAATTCAATATTTTTCATCAGAGTTAACATCTGAGTACCTTCATCTAATGCGGTTTGGATTTGTTGTTGTTGTTGTTTTACTTGTTCTTGTTGTTTAGGTTTACCAACACCGGTTACCATATCCGATACTTTACCTCCAGCAAAATATCCTAGACCTCCACCAATTAATCCACCCAATGGAATCGTAAATGGAGCAAGGGGGCCACCGAATGCACCTATGGATGCTCCTAATTGTGCACCACCATATGCACCAGCCAGTCCTGTACCAACACCCGCTGCAGTCTGTGTCATAGTTTGTCCTTCACTAACTCTACCATATACATCCAATCCAACACCAAGTACTCCTAATCCTTTTCCTGCAACCTTTCCGTATTTGGAATATTTTGCAAGCTTGGATGCATCTTTAAATGCTTTTGCTTCTGCTGCTGATACAATTTGTCCTTTTGCATTTCTAACTAATTGATTTGCTCCCGTACCCGTAACTTTATATCCTGCAAAATTTCCACCTACGGCAGCTGCCGGAGCTCCTGTAGCTGCTGCAGTTCCTGCTGCAGCGGTTTTTGTCAATCCAGGAATAAATCTTGCACCTGCATATGCAAATCCAGCCGTTATTAATCCTTTTAAGAATCCTTCAAGCATATTCATAAATGCTTGGCTTTTTTGCGTTAAAGCATCAAAATTATTTAGAGCTTGAATATATGGTTGATATTTATTTAATCCTTCTGCAAGTACTTGTGCAAATTCTGCATCTACAATAGCTTTATCAAAACGTATTTCGGCTGCTTTTATTTGAAATGCCTTTTCTGCTCCAGAAAATCTATCTAAAAATGATTTAGTTTCATTTTTTAAACTACCAGATAAACCAAGTCCTTTTCCTTTTTCTGCACGTGCTTGGAAATCATCTATTCCCATTCCAAATACCTGTTCAAATTGTGCAGCTGCTAATGGACCTGCCTTTCTTACGGCCTGTAAAACACCCGATTGTTGAATATTCTGATAAGCTTCTGCATATTTTCCTTGATATGCCAAAGATTGTGCAACTGAAAAATCCACAGGCCTATTAAGCATATTACTTAATGATATTTGTGCCTGTAAGCTTTGTCTATAATTTAAAATACTTCCAGTGATACCTTGTGCAAATTTAGGAAGTTGTCCTCCCATTTCTCTAACTGCAATTGCTTGTTGTGCAAATGATTGTGCATTCTTTATATTATAACTTAACATCTTTCCGGATGCTTCGGCCATATCTTGTAAAATAACTGCAGGATTTAATTTTGCAATATCTGCCATTTTTGCAGATGTATAAACCATATTTAAAGCAGTTTTACCGGAAGAACCATCTACTCTTCTGAATGCTGCCATCATTTCACCGACAGATTGTGTACTAATACCCATTTGACGAGAAAAAACTGCAGCTTGTGAACCCAATCCTTCTTTATTTCCAAAAAAGTTAACATTTGACACGGATGCTATATCTGTTAATGCAGTAGCTACTGCATCTGCACCAACTCCTGCTAATTGCATTTTTGATGCACTATATGCTACACTACCAATGCCTCTACCTAAAAATGCAGTTTTAGCTGTTTTATTAAACTCATTGTTTAAATCACGCATTTGAAACTCAAATTCTTTAGCAGCTTCTGCAGCGTAAAATAAACCAGTTCCGTATTTTTTAGCTAATTTTCCACCAAACAATGAGGTTCGTCTATTGAATATTGCTTGTTGTATATTTATTTCCTCTTGTGCTTTTGCTAATTGAGGTGCATATTTGTTTGCAAAATAATAAACATTAATTCCCAACGATTGTAATTCTTTTCTATATGCACCTAATGCAAAAGTTGCAACTCCGGCACCAACTGCTGCACCTGCTAAAGCACCTTTTAACCTTTGAGCTCCTTGTGAGTAGCCTGATTTTCTTGCATCAACCGCTTCAATTACTGCTCCTGCACCTTCACCACCAGGTATTCCACTTAAAGCTGCCCCGGCTATTACACTTGAGGTTTTGGCATTTTGTTCTGCTTTAGCTAATTTTTCATAGTTTAAAGCTGCTTGTCCACTTAAACCTTGCGATGTTCCCGCTCCTTTTAAAGATTTTTTAATTCCTCTTAATGCACCATCACTTTCATTAATTTTATCTAAGATTTCTTCCCAATTATCATTTAATTCAGCTGCGTATTGGTTATATTTCTTTTGATTTATAGTACCTCTTGTAAGTTGTTTATTTAACTTATCAAATGAGGATGGCATTGATTTCAAATATTCCGATGCCTCTCCTAATGCTTCTTTTTGGTCATCTTCTAAGTTTACATTTTTCTTTAAGAATCTTCCGATACCACCAACCGTTACTTTGATTGCATCTACATTTTTATTTATTCTTTTTGTTTCATCCGATTGTTCTCCGTATCTTCTTGTAATACTTCTTTGAAATGTATCTAATTCAGAAAAATTATCTGACAAATCTTCTGCTGCTTTAGATTGTGCTTCTAATGCCTTTGCAGCTTTTTCCGCTTCTTTAGATAAACTCTTTAATTCACCTTCTGCTTCTTGAAGGTCTTTTTTTACTCTATCAACACTTTTATTTAATTGTTTCCAAGAATTAATTTGCTTATTTAATTCATTTTGAGCACGAAAATCCGTTTGACTAAGTTCTTTTTTCTTAGCCATTAACTCATTATACAATTGTAATTGTTGTTTTATCTCACTTACAATTGCTTGCTGTAATTTTAATTCTTCTGACGGATTTGGTGTTGCCATTAATATTTCTTCTTAAGAACTTTCTCAATATCTTTAGTATCAATACCTTGCTTTCCTAAAGTATGTTTTAATTGACGAAGGGATGTATTAATTGAGTTATCCCATTTTTGATACATAGAACCCAATTGTGGGTCTTTTCTTTTCATATTTTTAATAAAGTCTTGTTCTGTATTTTTGTTTTTTGCTTTTAAATACAAATCAAAAACTTTATCAAACATAGATAATTCCACCAATCTTCTTTTGGACATAATAATACTTTATGTATAAATATTACTTTCTAATAGTTTTTGAAGGTGTTGGCCTACTCTTAATAGATTTATTGACTTTTTCGTAGTTTTCTTTTTCTATATCCTTTGCTTTTAATAATTGTGCAAAATAAAATTCTCTTAATTTTGTTGGCATAAAATAAACATCATGCCAATTAAATCCACCATTTGAATGGTAAATCATTGAAAATATTTTCTGATGCAGCTCTACTGAATAATTAGTCGGCAGGGTAAAAAAAGTCAATCCCGAATGGGATAGCAAGTGCCTCCGTCTCACCTGTTGATGGGTATGTGTATTTAAATGTAAAATCTAAATCAGGAGTAATTGATGCCATATATTTTCTCAATTCTTTCGAATCTCTTGCTAATAACTTATTAGTAACGAAATCAGCAATTGTTGTCAAATCCCTACTTCCATTTACCTCTACAATAATTCTTCTATATCTTGCTGTGATTTCTGCTCCATATTGTGAAATCTTACCTATTGCTTCTATATCTTTTTGAATTGCCAACTCATCACCATGCGTAAGTAATTTAAACTTCATAGGAGTATTTGATTGTGGTAAAACAAAATCATATTCGTTGTTTCTATTTAATTTTGAATCATCTATTTGTTTAATTTCTATTTTAGATAAATCAACATTTATTTCAACTTCTTCTCCGGTATACTTATCGGTAATTATAATACCGTAATCTGCACCAAATGCCAAAACTCTACTTGCAACCAATATGGCACTTTTATCACCAACTAATATATCATCAACTTTTACACCAGGTTCTACAACAATTGATTCTATTAATTTATCAATATGAATTCCTTTTTTAATTAAATTTGCAGAAGTCAAAATATCTTCTTCTTTTGCAGTCATTAATTTAATAGTAATCTCACCTTTTGCTAATGGATGTCCTTCTGGATAACATAATCCTTTGGATGGTAAACTTATAACTTCCGTTGGAAACGGATAAGATTTTTGTTGTTGAGATTGTGGTTGAGGGCCTAAACCTCTTGATAATTGTGGCTCTAAATTTTGCTCCATAATATAACTTTGTTGTTTATTATATATATCTTATTTTAAAAAAATTAAAAAGGGGAAACATTTCTGCTTCCCCTTCTTTTTATAATTTTCGTTTCGATTAGTATTCTAAAATAGCTTGGTCGAATGTTAAAGTTAATTCAATTTGTACCGGGTCAGTTGAGTTACTCCAATCCATTTCACCAAAGTTTGCTTGAGAGATAAATGCACCTTGTAATGTCCATTGTTCAACTTTATCACCTACTGGTCCTAATGCGTAGAAAGTGATATCTTTTTTGTAGAATGCTGAGTAACCATCTCTACCTGTAATAGATTCGTGTGATAATCTTACCCAATCCATTACTGCTTGTGCTGCCGATGGAACAATTGGGTCGTAAAGGGTTACTGTGATATCATCCCAGTTTGATTTACCCTTAATCTTTCTCTTTACATTGATGTGGTCTAATTCAACTACTTCGGATGTAAATGTAGGTCTATTTGCTGTTTTTACTGTATATGCTGCGATGTTAGTACCTAGAAATTCCATGTAGAATCTATTGGCTAACTTCGGTTCCCATTGTTTGTAAAAAATTTGGTCGTATGTTAAAACGTTTGGCATTTTCTTCGATTTATTTATTTATTTTATATAAATATTTGTTTTTTAAAATTATCCTTCAAAAGTTGCACCTGTTGGTAAGATGTTGAAATCAATTTGAATGAATTCAGCTGTCTTAGTTGGTTGTAAGAAGATAGCACCTTTTAAAATGTTTCTATCAACCACATCAGGAGTATTATTACTTTCATCCATCACAACTCTAAATGCGTATAAACCTTGATTTTGTTGAATACCTGTTAAATACGGGTTTACAATGTTTAAGAACGCCTGTCTTGTTGTAGATGTATTTTGTTCAAATACTAAATATCTTGAAGTAGATGCGATATACTTTCTAACTGATAATAGTAATCTTCTTACATTAATTCTATCTAATGCAGATGGTTTATCTTGTAATGTTTTTTGTCCAAACACTACTGGATTTGCAACACCTGGGAATATTACAATCGGATTTACTTTTCCATCATATAATCTATCTCTTTCAGATTGAGTTAATCTATTCAATATACCTACTGCTCCTGTTAAACCACCTCTATTCAAACCTGCTGGTGCGAACCATTCTGCTGCTACTCTATCGTTTGCTGCGAATACACCTGGCAATAATACTGATGGTGGAACTGTAATTAATTTGTTTGTGTTTACATCAATTGTCTTAATCCAAGGATAGTAAGATGCTACATAATTAGAATCTATATCACCCGCTTTATCGATTGCTGAATTTATGTTTTCAGTTGATAAAACACCATCTAATATTAAGAAAGCATCACTTCTTTGTTCAACTAAATCTACCAAAGTAGATGCAATATATGAGTGTTGGCTTTGAACAATGCCAGGTGCAACCACCATATTAATATCGAATTCATCGGTATTTGATAAAGCATTAATTGCTTTCATATATGCAACTGAACCACTTGCATTTACTCCGTTTAAATTAAATCCTTGTGAATTTGTATTAGTTATAGCTGCTCCTAAATTAATTGGTTGTGCCGGACTCATACCATCAAATCCTTCTTGAAATGCTACAACGAATTGTGCAGATGTTGAACCCACTGCTAAAGCCGTTCCGTTAGTTGCTGCACTATCTAATCCGAATACTGAATTTGAACCTACACCTGCTCCTACTGGAACTGGTTTCATGTATATTTTGTTATCTGAATTAAAATCTAAATCAATACCACCATATACAGTTGTAGAAGAACTTACGAAAGTTACTGCTGGAATAGTTCCTGAGAATCCATCAGCTTCTATAAATAATTGATATGCATCATGTCCAAATGGTACTGATTGTACCGGTGCAACCGATGTTGGCATTACTACTCTAATATATCTAGAATTATTAACCCAATCACCTTGTTCTGAAATTTTACCTTCAGAATCGATTGATAATTTTCTATCACCAATTACTCTACTAATATAGTTAGGAGAATTAGGGTCTAAATTTACATTAGCAAATGTTTCTAAAATATTTCTCTTTTTGTTTGTATCACTAAAATCTCTTACAACTACTGTAAATACTCCATAATCACTACCATTAACAGTACCAGCTGCTTTTATGTTAGAAATACCAATTTTAACTTTAGTATTTGTAGTATTACCAACTCCTAATGTTTCAAATTGGAATAAATCATATCTCTCACCACTAATCAACTGAGATTGAATCATTGGTGTTTTTGCTTCTTGTGCATCAAAACCAAAATCTTGGTCATCTAATGTATGAACATCAATTTGTGCTCTAGGGTCATTAGAAACCGAAGGTAATACGATATTCTTAAAATATCCATATACAAATCCACCTTTTGTATTACCAATTGGAGATGTTCCATAAACTTTATCTATACTATTTGCACTTTCTGGATTAACTGATGCAGTATAAGTACCCAATTCAGCATTATCAATAATTGCTTCTAAATAATTTGTTTCATTTGTTGTTGCTCCTGTAAATCCTGTTCCGTCTGTGTCGGTATTAAATAAAACAGCAGATGCTGTTATACCATTTGAACTAGATATATGAATTAATATTGGATTTTGTTCGGTATATCCACCTACACCTGCTACTCTACAAATTGTTGCAGTTCCTGCTTCTCTTAAATAATTTTGTACTGCTAATGGA